GTAGCAGCCATTGGATGCGCCACTTGTGCCTGCCCTCTTTTTGTCGATCCTTTGCGTGGTGTCAGGGTAAGTCAGAGGCGCGTCGAACTCATTATCATGCACTGAGATCCGCAAAATGATCGCGGGGGCCGTTGTCGTAATCGCTGGCGCTATCGGTGCGTTATCTGTCCCAGTTGCCAACGATGTTATACTAACGAGAGTTGTATCGACATCTGAATAGGCGAGAATGCAGCCAAGCCAATCATCTCCCATGTCGGTTGTGAAGGTGTAGGTTGCCGGTTCACTTCCACCCGCCGTTCTCGTAAAAATCCAAACAGATGGAGTTGAGGAAGTTGCCGGAAGGTCAGTGTTGCCTGAGTTTTGCAACGTCCACCCAGACGGTGTTGTTAGGTTGGCCGCGTTGCCTGTGCCGTCGCCTGCGTCCATGAGAACGGCGAGAAGTAGGTCACCAGACACAACATCGGCCGGCACTGTCACGGCCAGGGTTAGGCTTGTGGTAGCCTCATCATCCTCAATCGATCTGAACTCACCGAAAAATTCAGGCACCTTGAGTCTGTCACCTACGAGCCGATTCATTTCGACCGAACTACCGCCCGCCGACGGCGTCTCAGGCGCAAAGATCCCGGCTGCATTGTCCCACGTAACAACCTGGCCATCGGTAGCGCCTGATTGATCCAACTGGCTTAACTTTGGTTTTGTCATGATTGATACACCGCAACGAGATCGTCGCCCGTTGTCATATCAACGGCCGTGCCAGTCGAAGCGAGCCAGGTTATCGTAGAACCGCTAATCGTGTAATCCTCCCCCGCGCCCTGAATTTGCTGAACACCGTTGAAGAACAGAACAACGGCAGAATTGCTAATCGGTGTTTGTGCCAACGTATCGGCCAAGGCAGTATCAGACCCAGTGACCGCCTCAGTCGTAACACGCTCTTGTTGTGGCGTGTTGACTGTCGCGCCCGTCGAGACGCCATTCAGTTTCGTCTTATCGGCCCCCGTCATAAACCCATCGGCCCCAGCGGCAATCACGTCGGCGTGTTGAGTCCCACCACCTCGAACCCCATGTTGCGCATCGGTTGCGAGAATACCGACTTGCACGTCGTCGGCCCCAACAACGATCGAGCCATCGGCGTTGGCTGTAACGTCAAGGGCATTCCCATTTAGTAGAAGCCCATCACCGGCTGAGCGAGGCGAACCCGAACCGACTTGCGAAACACTCAACCCGTCAGTGCCGATTACATCAGAACCCTCGTCGTCGATAACTAGCCAGGTCGAATCGCCGTTGGCCGTGCCCTCTTCCACGGCAAAGAACGATCCGGCGGCTCCATCACCGGCAACGAAGTCGGCAGAGCGAGCCCATGCGCCGCCTGTATCGACAACATAAATACCGTCTTCGGTCACGGTGGTTTGGAGGAAGCAGCCGACGCGATCTCCCGTGGCGAGCACAATATCATCAACAGTAGCAGCGCCTGTCAGTGAGCGGTTGCCCGTTTCCAATGCACGAACAGAGTCTTTAGGTGTGCGGTAACGCGGGTCGATCAACGCGTCGAGTTTGAGTTTGTCGGCCGCTGACATAAAACCGTCGACCGATGTTGTTGCGTCGGCGTGAAGAGCACCACCCGACCTTGTGCCGTGTTGAGTGTCATCGACGGCAGTCGTGCCTGCTAACGTTGTGCCGCTACGTTCGACAAGTTGCCCATCCGATATTGCGCCCAGCGTAAGCTCTTGAGCCCCTGATTCTGAAATAGTGTGGTCGTGATCTGCCCTCGCAAACGACGTGCTTGAACCTTCGGTGTTCGCCGCACCAATTCCGTTGGACGGAGCGGCCGCAACAATCGCGTGAGTGTGGTCGGACCTCGAAACACCCCCAGAAGAACCAACGGCGGCTGCATCATCAGGCTGGATTGTGGAAGGAGTGCCTGTGTTGGAGATAGCGTGTTGATGGTCTCGACGTGATACACCTTCCCCCGTTCCTTCGGAAGCACTATCCCCCGAGTTGATTGTAGAAATAGTTCCCGTTGTGGTGTCAAGCTGACTTGCTCTGATTGATGTTGGCATTGCGAACCCCTATTGGTAACGAACAACCATGTTATCAGTGGTTGTCAAAATAAAATTATTGAGCCAAGTGATTGTCGCGCCGCTCCGAATGTAATCTTTTCCGACGCCTTCAACGTAATCAACCCCGTTGATCATCAACTCAACCGAATCCGCATCCGAAGGGAGGGCCGATAGAATGAAAGAAATTTGAGCAGCCGTCGGTGTGAACTCCTCTTCGGCCCAAGAAGTATGCCCGCTCGGCGTTGACATAACCAGCGCGTTAGAGCCGTCACTGGTAGGCACAGTCCCGGCCGCGCCCGCTGTTCGCAAATTTTCGACTGTTGAAAAAACTGGCTTTGCTGTCATGTTATCAACCGATCATTTTTTTTCAATCGTGCCGCGAAAATATCGCATAACAAAATTCCCGGTCCCACTTGTATTTTTCATTCCAAAGGAAATCACATCGCCAACTGCTAGGTCAACATAGGCGGCACCGCTCGAAGACATGTAATCCCCAATCCCTGGAGAAGTATTTCGCCGCTCCGATGGCTTAACCACTGTGCCGTTTTTGAAAATCGATTGATCTATAACATCATTATTTGAGGCAGGAGAGAATGAGGATTCGAATTCAACCTCGTGCATTCCCGCCATTGCGGCAATTGCGGAGCCGGAACGATTGATCGTCCCCGTTGCATCATCGGCAACCCAAGTATCAGTTATCTGGAACGTATTGGTTGCCGCGTTTTGTACCTCAAAAATACCGTTGGCGTTTGTCGTGCCTGTAATCGAGACCCATTGATCGTCAAGAAGCCCGTGCCCTGCCGACGTGACAGTTGTAAGCCCCCCGCCAGCATCGGCCAACACTGTTATGGCACTGGTGAGACCGGGCAACATTGTATCGTTGGACGTGCATTCACCGGCATCCCATTTGCCCTCCATTGAAACAAAATGCCACGCCCCCGTTGTGTCAATAACAGAGGCGTCCGTGTTTTCGAAAACGTAGGTTTCGCAGAGAATAGGGCCGAACCTTTCGGCGCTAGGGAACAGCGCCCCGTCGTATCGAAACCCGATTAGCGAAACAATGCAAACCAACAAAACAAATGAGACCAGAGCAATTTTCCTGAATAACATTGCCTCTCCCTTAGTTCGACAACCAAGCGTCAATTGATAAAATGTCGCCAGCGCCAGGCGTGTTATCGTGAGCGGTCACGCACTTGATAACTGGCCAAGCCGAGATCCCAATCTCTTGCGTGTATTCGGTGCTCGCCGATAGTGAAATCGTTTTCATAACTCCCGCCCCCGTAATGTTCAGAGTACACACACCAGCCGCGACGGTGCAGGTTGTCATTGTTGCCGTCGCAGTCCCTCGCAGTCGACCGACTGTACATGTTGTCGAAATAACGCCGCTCGTAATACGCGTGAAGTTTACGATCATATGCAGCTTAGTGTACCCACCCAACCTGTTATCGGAAGAACGATCGACGTAAAATGTCAAGGTCGCGGGCTCCCCGTTCATAGGCTTTTCGTTGACAACGGTCCCGAGGTCCCAGCGCTTGAACGTGATTTGCTCCGCTTGGGCTGGGAGTGCGAAGAAAAGGCAAAGAATTACGAGGATTGTTTTCATGGTGCTCCTATCAGGACTTTGATCCGAAAAAGTAAGTATGCGCAACTGATGCAATAATGGTGGCCGTTCCTGTCCCGCCAACATAATTGTGTGTTGTCCGAAAATCGATCACGTCTCCGCGCAACAGATAGACGTCGGGGGCTGTCACCGGGACAGAGGTGGCCGTGCTCGACCCCATTGTGTTTGCGGCACCGAACCAAATAACTCCATTTTTATAAAGTGCCGCCTGTAACTGCGTCCCATCCGGTGTCCCGGTTGCATACCAAACAGAACCGGAGAACGAATAGAGACCGTTCGACGGCGCGGTAAATGAATAGTTTCCGGCACTGTTATCATAGACCGATCCGTAATCGTGAACCTCTGTTGCGTTTGCGACAATGGCCCACACGCCTCCTGTGATTGTTTGGTTGCTCGCGAGATAGGCGTGAAACGCAATTGGCTGACTGACAATCGATGCGCTCGAAAAGTAAGCCGTGAATGCAACGTTGTTTTTTCGAATAAGTTTTTTGGCAAAACCCGCATTGGCGGGGGCGGTTACGATGCCGGACAATTCATACCAAGTATCAACGGATGGAAGAGCGGCGGTGTATATAGAAACGGCAGAAATATATACGCCCGCACTTGTGTACCAGTGAACATAGAAACTTACCCACGACGTTCCAGCGATTGAATCAGCCCGTATAATAGCCCGCGCAAGATATGGGCTTCCGGGTTCTACTGGCTGCACGTCGCTTAGCAATGTAGGATCGCTTGCGGGAGTTGTGTTCTTGAATTCTACTGAAAATTCGCCGTCGTAAACGACCGAATCATTTTGAGCGAAGTCGTCGGCCCAAGTGCTTGATCCACTAATCTCATACCCATCAGGAGGATAAGTTGTCATAGTTTAGCCCCTTGTCCACATTGAGAAATCATCGTTCCGAATTGCGAGTTTTGCGCTCGAAACTGTTTGGTGCGTGCCTATCGATGCTTTTGCAATCTTGAGAGACGTGACTGCGTTCGCGCCAATCTTCGCGGCAGTTACGGCAAGCGTGCCAAGCTTGGCTTCTGTAACTGAGAGTGAGCCGAGTTTCGCCTCAACGACGGACCCCGTATCAAGCTTGGCAGTAGTCACCGCGAGCGATCCGAGTTTCGCCTCAACCACTGCACCCGTGCCAAGCTTCGCCTCAGTCACGGCAAGAGCAGCAAGTTTGTCTTCTGTTACCGCAAGCGCCCCAAGTTTCGCTTCAACAACAGAACCCGTTGCAAGTTTCGTCTCAGTCACAACCCCCGTATCAAGCGACGCCTCTTGTGCCAGATGCGCCGCATCCACACCGACCAACCGTCGATACGTCGACCCGTCTTGAATGTCATCCAATGATCGAGACTCGATAAGATCTAGCGAGTCGAACGGGTGTAAGGTTCGCACGCCGTCAAGTGCCGTTATGTCAACGGCGCTGGTTGTCACCCAACCAAGTTGTACTTCATCGTTTGGATAATCCGGCTCGCCCGCCCCAACTGCCACCGAGTCAAAAATCATGCTCGCGGTATCGACGTTGATCCTGATGTAAGTATCCATTGTCGCTGGAAGGTTACGCGATGTCACCTCTGCGATCGATTGCCTGAAAGTCCCGTTCGATAGAGACCCAGCCGAGATCTCAATATCGCGCCCGCCTTCATCAGATATAACTAAACCGAACTCAACGAAAACCTGAGTGACTGACTGATAAAGGGTTTGCGCCAATGCCATCGCCCCTCGTGTCCCTCTGCCGAATTGTGCGTGAGCTACTCGTGTCACTGCCTCATCGCCAGCGTGAGCTAGCACCCATGCAATCGACGGCTCGCCTTCAAACGTTCGCGGTTCCTTCCCAACTATTTCAAACTTCTCATCACTCAATCCGTCGAGCCCATAAGCAAGGAATTGCTTTTTGGTGAGAGCTATCATGTCCCCGGTTTGATATTTGTATTTCGTCATCAAGGTTTGAAATTCGACAATCGGAGCTCCATACTTGAACCTTGCAAGCAACTCGTCGAACAGAATCACCAGCGGTGTGATGTCATAGACCCAAGTCTGAGAATTTTCGTGAGCGCTTGCCGTTGTCCCAAGTTGCGCCCTGTTAATGGTGTTCAGTGAAATATTCCCGACCCAACCCTCTTCGTGGTGCCAAGTTCCATCGGCGGGGTCGAGTACTTGCACCGCACCAATCGCGCCAGTGTTTCGTGTGATGCTCGTAACGCTTACGATCTCCACATTTCCGTTGCCCGAAATGTGCGACGAGTCAAGCAGCAACCACAACGGCTGAGTCGCGCTAATTGCTGCGAACCCGTCCGAGCGGTTGCCTGACATCGCGTGTAACTCTGCCCGGAACAAAGTCGCGGAAGTTGCAACGGCATCAATTGCACCCGAGAAGTAGAAGTGAGAATCCAACCAATTCGTGACAAGACTTTTGGCGAGCACCCTGATTGACGCGCCGGGATAGGCATACGCTGTCTGAGAATCCGAATCGTCGACCTGATAGGTGTGCTTGTGGTTCCCGTCCGGGTCACGGCCAAACGTTGCAATCAATCTGTTTACGATGTTCGAGTCGAGTGCTTTTTGTTCGAACGTTCCAGGTAGAATGTCGTCGTCGTCCCAAGAGTCGACGGTAGCAGCGCTCGCGTCAAAACGTTTGAATGCGATCGAGCCGTCCTCGTCAATCACAAGTTGGCCGTTTAGAAGCTGCACAATTTCGTTGGCGAGCCGCAGAGCCGAGATAGGTTTGTTGATGCCGCCCCAGTCGGCTGTTCTTCCAGTCTCGTCCCCGACATATTGCGCCCATGCCCCATTCAGTTTTGAATCGAGGCGCGACAATATGAGGTGACCAATGTCGTCGGTGTAGTTGGAAGGATCGAATGATGCCGTGTTAAACGAGGTCAGCCCGCCCTTTTCAAGCACTCCCGAGCCGTCGCCGAGGTAGAGAATTTCGAGCGGGTTTTTATTCAGCCAGTACCCGGTGATCTTGTTCGAGTCGAGAATGGCCATCGGGTCAAGTGACGATATTGCCACCGAACCATCATCACGCGGCAGTACTTCGGAAATCGGTCCGGTGAAGAACTCCACATAATCAGCTTCGTCGAGTGAGGCTTCGCCGATCTTGACGGTCAGCTTTTGCCCTGCGATCCTGTTGTTAACAATAATTGGCCTAATCCAAGCATCATGCAGCGAAACGAATACTTCCCCGATCCTTGTGACGCGTGTGAATGGATCTAGCTCAGTGCCGACGGGTTCGACAGATACGACGCCTTCCGGGTGATCTGAATCGCGCAAGTCGCTTGTGGCCGCAACAGAGCGCGTGATTGCCGCCCAATGTGTTGTGCCGTCGTAAATATCCACAAGATAAGTGACCTTGGCACCGCTTCGCAAAAACGCGGCGTCAAACGCTGCTGTTGTCGAGAGTGTCATTCTTGTGAAAGGAAGAGCCGTTCAGGCCCTTGCTCCGATCCTTCGATCGTCGCGACTCTCGTCTTCCACCCATCTGAAGTCGATGGGAAGTCGAGATCTAATTCTCGCGTCATAAAGTGCCACTCATCAGGTGCCGAGTTTGGTTTGTAAATCCACACAAACGAACCCGCTGAAGCCTTGTGCCATGCGATGATTGCCGCGATCTCATTTGCATCGGCAGATAAAATAGAAGCCGATAAATCATAACGTCCTTCGTGATGAATTATTCGGTGAGTGATCGCTGATCCGGAACGAGCAGCGTTTGAATCCCCGTGCAACGAGGTGGGATCGAACGGCGATACAGGCTCGTTTTTGAGTTGACAGGACCGGCCCAAAATCGCTTCTGTAATCTCTGGCGTGATGTTCGTCCCGGTCTTGTCGAACTTCAGGCGAGCGTACCGAACGCCAGTGTATCGGTAGGTTGCGCCCGCCCCGGTGTGGTCGAGATCTAAAACCATTCTCCGCGTATCGTCCGAAGGAGTAGCCACCAATGGAATCGAAACCACATTCGCAAACGTGCCATCAGGGGAAGAGGGGGCAGTCGGATACGCAACACCGCCATTGTCTAGCTCCAAGGTTTCCGCGTCGAGCGCGATGGTTCCCAGATTATCGCCAATAGAAGCGTAAAAGTCGAACTCAATCCCACCAACACCGAAGTCGAAAACCAAATACCAAACGTCGTCGGTAGTCGTATCGTGTTTCGTGATGAAGTTAACAAACCCATCGTTGATCCTATTCGCCGGGTTGGCGGCAAGTGTTCGGTCGGTCGATCCGATTTGCCCGACTTCCGACCAACGAGAAACGTCGGGGGGGTTCGGTATGGACTGCGCCCCGAGAAGAGGTCGATCGGCCGCTCTTGCCGTTGTTTCCCACGAGGCGAGCGCGGCATAAGTCCATTCGTTGGCCATTTAGAACCCCCTCGCTCGTGAACGAGTTAACATCTTGGCGAGTTGCCGGGCAGACCTCGACGCCTCTGCTCCGGTGATCGGCTGAACTGACTCGTACTTGACATGCACGATCTGATTGCCCTGCATCCCCAAGCCACCAACATTCTCGGCGTTGTCTGCGATGCGCTGGATTGCCGACGTCTGCCCGTCTCGAAGGACACCCTCGCCGTGTTGAACAAGAGTGCCGACAGAATCGACGCCTGGAATTCCACCCATGACAACCCCGCCCATCGCAGCGGAAGGGAGTTGGCTAACGTAAGCCTTAACCATACCGAAAGCTGTTGCCGCCGCCGCTGTTCCGATCGCAATACCGACAAAGGGCATGAACGTATGAGCCGCAAGTGCCGCCCCTGCGGCCTGTGCGGCGTAGGCGAGCAGTGACTGTTCTACAAATGAGACAATACTTGCACCCAAATTTTTGACGACGTTTGCCATAATCGCGTCGAGACTTTCCCCCGCGATAATCATTCGAGCGATTGATTGCCCGAAGGCATCGCCCATCGCACCGGCGGCCATAACGCCCGCTTCACCTAGAGCCCGAGCCTTCTCGGCAAATTGCGCTTGGGTTATTATTCCTTCTTTTTGTTTCTTTTCGAGTGCCGAATATCCTGCACCGACTGTAGCAATCATTCCCATAAACGAATCGCCGCGGGAGGTGTTTGCCGCCTTCTCGTTGTCGATTTCTATCTCTCTTTCAGAACGCTGCTTCTCTTCTAATGAGGCTACTCGCTCAAGATTCGCCATTACTATCGACATTTTCTTTTGCTCAAGATCCATTTCTCTTTTTGCTATCTCCTCTATTCGTTGGAGCCTTTTCGTTTCTCGTTCTAACCTATCCCGGTATGTTTCCTTTTCCAGCTTCTCGACTTTCTTAATTGCGGCGGGTACATCCTTGCCGAGTGTTTTCGCCGTCGCCTTCACCTTGTCGTGATATTTATCAATCGCGGCAGTTGCCTTGTCGGTCGTGTTCGCAACGTCAACCATGCTTTGTGCACCTTCGGCGATGCTCGTCTTGAGTGTTTCTGCTAGATTTTCCGTGGTCTCGTTGATTACGTCAAAAGCTTTTGCCAGTGGGTTCACATCCCAATGGCCAAGCTTGACAAGAATTTCGGCGGCATCTTTTAACGGCGATAGAATAAACTGAATGGACCTAGTTAGCAGATCAAACCCGGTGACAAGACCAAGAAGCACCACTTCTGCGACAATCTTAATTCCCTTGAAAATATTGATTATAAATCCCAACACATGGACAACAGCCTTCGCCGCTGTTGTCAGGCTGTCGAAAATCGATTCCATCGAACTGAACTCTGAATTGCTCTCTGCAACAAGCCCGGTCAATTGATTTACAAGAACGACGAGTTCGAGAATGCTGGCGCGGAACAACTTGCTTTCAGTGGTCGACTTCCCAATCTCTTCTCGGAAGTCTCCCCAGGCGTTGCTCAATTGTTTCATCGCGCCAGAGTAGGACTCTGCCTGTGCCTTTGCTGCTCCCCCAAACTTCTTGTTGATGGCATCGAGCGCGGCGGCAAACTGTTTCGCCTTCGGTAAAGACGTGTTGACCACGATACCGTATCGACTCAACATCGATGCGCCACGCTCTGATGAAATAGCCAACAGCTTCATTGCACCGTTTAGATCTCCACCCGTCGCAGCCGCCATGTTTGCCGCCGCCAAGGTTGTTTTCTTGAGCTGCTCTCCGACGATACCGAACCGCACTGCCATTGCCGCCGCTGCGATTGTTCCCTCGTCGCCGAGTATTGTGACTGCCTGAAGCTCGCCGGCGAATTTAACAAAGTCCTCGGTCACCGCCTTAACGTCGCCTCCCAGAGTTTGCTTGTACGCCGCCGATAGACTGAGCACCGCGTCTTGCTGGATGGATGCGAGCCGCGTGCTCTCTTTGAGCCACTTGGTTATCCCGCGTGCGACCATTATGCCGACGAAAGCGACAAGCCCCGCCGCTAGGTTCTTCGCCGTGTTACCGACCCCTTCGAGTTTCTTCCCGAATTTCTCGGCATTCTCACTTGCTGATTTGAAACCGGTTGCCGTCTTATCGTCGGACGTAATCTCTATTCCTACATTTTCAGGCACGTTCGACTCCTAGGTGCAGGGCAACGGTAGACTAAGAGGACAAGGCGAAACTCTCTATCTACCGCCGCTCCTGCGAATTCTGCGCTTCTTTCTGTTTCTCAAGTGCGCGTTGTCTGTTCTTTTCTTGCTCCGACTGTTGCACGATGCTCGCCTCTCCTTCACAGATGTGGATCGCCTCGTAAACATATGCCGGTTGATCTCCGATGCCACCGGCATGTGGAAGAGAGTTGTACTTTTTCCAATCGATCCACCACCGGACGGCCTCCCACACATCCGGTGTTAGGATTGAGTTTGGGCAACGGTTCACTTCTGTATCCCACGACAAGTAGAACGCCTTGTTCTTGTCGTTGTCGCAATTCCGAGCGTGCCTCTTTTGCGCATCCGATAGACGGACTTCCGGGTCCGACGATGTTTCGTCGCCTTCCTGGTCCTCTGGTATTTCCGGATTGCAGCGAGAGCACGTCCACCTCTTTTGTTCTGGCGTTGCTAGATAGATGTATCGGATTGCGAATCGGATTTTCCCGCGATGCCTTCTTCCATTAACGACTGGTCTTTGATCGAGCTTAGAATGTCGTCGAGTATCTCGTCCGGAGCGTACTTAATCAGATCATCGCTAGACTCAATCGCAACCTTGCTCTTGACGCCCCCCTTCGAAACAACCAGCGTGAGGTGATGCACCTCTGTTATGCAACTCGATAAAATCTCCGTCCTCATCTTGTTGTACCGCTTGATGTAATTGACCTTCCCGCTTCTCGACAACTGGCTGTGTTTCTCTTCGAGTCTGTGAAGTTGCTTTCGTGACATCGGGAGAATGCAAACAGAGAATTGTTGATCGTCGGGAAGGTCCCGATTCTCCTTGTAGTCAGGAGAATACCAAACGCTGTCCTCTTCGTAACTGTGAATGTCCATAGCCTCGTCCTTGTCTTTTCTTTGTTAAGTGTGCTTCCAAGTGAATGCGTCGTTACCGGCCGATTCCAAAAGCATGAATGGGATCGATACAGTTGCGACGCCTGATTCTGGGATTGTCACGTTCGTGAAATCCATCTCGCAATAAGGCATGCTTAGCTCTGCCCGTGTACCCAACGCAGCGGCCGACGTTCCGAGAATGACAGTCAGGGCCCTCGTTGCAAACGTTTTGCGGTCGAGTAGTTTCACCAGCATGTCTTTTCGAAGTCGAAGATCAATCTTGCCGGTGAAGTCGAAGAACCCAGGCGTGGCGTCGGATAGGTCCTGTTGGAAAGCCGCATTATCATGGTACTCGTTGTTGGCCTTCGCAGTCAGCTCAAACCCGGTGACAATCTCAGATAAATCCAAACCATCCCAAGTCAGCGAGCCGGTGATTCCAGTCGCCGGAGATCCGATTGCTCCATGTGCTGGCGTGTGTGGGACAACAATCGCATCGTCTGCGGCAGCGATAGACACAACTCCTGCACTGTCAACGATGGTGAAGGTCGGGGCAGAAGTATCGACGGAAACCCTATAACCGAAGTCTCCCGTTCCATCATCGGCTGCAATCTTAACGACGCTGTTCTCTGCGAACATATTCGCGTCGGCTGCCTGAACAATCATCGCGTCGGTTGCAACCATTGCGGCAGACAATGTGCCGTAACCTGTTGCGGCAAAGCCCATTGCACGGCCGTCGAAGTGGATCTGGGGCTCGTCGCCACCGGCACACTTGATAGTCATTGTATCGACTAGCGCGCCCCACATTGCCTCCTGATAGATATCCTGGAAGTTCCGAACGAGAGTGAGCGTCCTGAGTGTCTGACTTGAGCTTTGAGAATACGTGATGTCATCGGCGTTGTCATCGCGTGTGCCAAGCAGAGCGTGTATGAACGGCCCGCAGTCGGGATCTGTATCCTTATCGCCGCTCGGAGTATAGAAAGCGTCTACACTCCAACCGTACTCGCTCTTCCCTGTGATTCGCTCAAACGTTCCGCGAGTTGCCTGGTAGGCATCGCGTCTGTTTTTGCGAACGATCGATGGAGTCATGTCGGCTGTCTTGACATCCATCCCATCGGTTGTCGCAAGTGGGAACTCGAAAGTGCCTGGCGTTGTTTCGTCTTTGACGAAGAACTCGCACCGCTCTCCAAGAATGTCCTCGTAGTTTATGCCCATCGGACCTTACTCCTCGCCGTCGATTAGAGTGTCTTCTGCCTCTGACGGAGTTGATTCTTGTGGTGGATCTTCCGATACAGATTTGGGAACTTCCAACTCTTGTGTTTTGGTTCCCCGATACTCTTCCCTCGTTGCGCCGAAACATGGGAGTTTTGCGAACGAGTCAAATACCTGATCGGGAACATCACCGCGTTCAATCGTTTCGCCAGCTTTGAACTTGCGCAAACCGCCGTCCAGGTGGACTCGCACGGTCCCGACGAACGTTTCTTTTAGCGTGATCGATTGCTTCCCGCTCTTGCTCTGCTCGTCTTCCAACTTGATGAACTTCATCCTTGCCATTTAGCTACTCCCTGGGCTGCGATGGTAAACTACATTGATCTTGATAACCAGCGTACCCCCGGCCCCGTTGTGATCTGTTGAGTCCGGATCGCCGATATCGTCTTGTTGAGAAATGAGCCGTGTGAATGTTGCGTTGCCGCCCCTCGTTGTGTCGAGCGATAGGGCATCAACAATGTCATCCTCGAGGTCGGTCAGTGCGTCGTCTGCTAGGTCCTCTGTTGCTGCGACGATATGCGCTGCAATTAGGATCGGAAGAGTGACTCGAAGATTGCCGAACGAATGCGCTTCGAATAACTGAACTTGCGGCATGAACCCGATCCATGGCCTTGAGCCGGACCCGGTATCTTGCCAGTCGCGTATCACCTTCTCGACAAGTTCGACGTTGGTTCTGTATCCATTCGCCACGGTAATCGTTTCAAGGACGGTCTTTACATTGGCGAGGATCAAGCTCTTTTGAGTAGCCATCTATTTCTTCTTCGGCATTTTCGGGCGACTGATTGAAACGCCAATCTCTCGGCCCATGATCTGATTCACGCCTGGAATTGATGCCTTGGCTGCTCTGACAACGTATCCCTTCCCTTTGATTGTCACCGATGCCACGGTTGCCCATCCTCGCGAGCCCTTGAACCGTAACCACTTGTTGGGTGGTATCGGGTAAATAGTGCCGCCGCGATCTTGGATGTCGGCATAAACGAGGTTAAGAAATGCCCCTGCTGATTTGATTCTTCCACGAGACTGCAACAGCGTTGCTTTCGGGTTCCTGGAAAGTTGACCCGTTCCACCTTGCGAAAACGACGCCGAAATATCCGACTTCAATTCGCCTTCTGCATGAGTGGCTGCCCGGAGCAATCCTTTTACTGTTGCCGGGTCAATGGTTGCAGCGACGTCTCGGATATATTGTGCGGCGTCATCATCAGTCAGGACCGCTATCCCGGGCCCCTTAGCCATTGTTCCTGCCCCAACCTATCGCGATCCCAACTTGCTTGTAGTCTGTATCGCTGTTGATCGAATCCTCTAGCGAAACCGACACACCACCGAGGTCCGCCTCCGCGACGAGTCCCGATCCCTTTTTGAGATCTTTGAGAAGGTCGCGATAGTGTGTGGTCATCTGGGATCTGGTTGCGCTCATCCCGACGTTGCTTCGATCTACATCGCGAGCAATCTTGGCGAGAATATCCTTAACGCAAGTTACGGAAGCTGCCGCAACGGACTGACTATGTTGTGTGAGTCGAAGCTGGATCTGTTCGTCAGACAGAACTTCCTTCGGTTCGGAAGTATCGCCAATCGTCATTCGAACTTGAGCAAGAGCCGTCGAAAGATCTGTTTCGTCGAATGTGAAGGTCATGCCCTGTCCTCACGACGTTCTACTTTTTCGAACGCGTCTTTTTGGTTCTACCCCATGTCCTGGTTTTCTTTGGTGGATCGATGCTCGGGATGTCCTCTACCTCTGGCATCTCCGGAGCTTCGTTGATCTCGACATCCTGTTTGGTGCTCTCTTGCTTATCGGGTTTCGGACCAGTAGCAAAGAGGCCGCCTGGCTGAACTCTCTTCTTTTCGTGGTCGCCTTGCTGTTTCTGAAGAAGCTTGGCCTCTGCGTCTTCAATGCTCATCCCGTCCAACACAAGAAGAACGATATCCTCCGCACTGTCGCGAGAGAAACCCTTCTGAATGATTTCATCCACCGTTGCCGGTGTCTCGACTTCCGCTTCCGGAGGCGCTGGCGGGTGAGCAGGGATGGCGGTCTGCCCTTCTCGCCGAGGCGTCGCCGGATCGGAATGGTCAACAGAAGGATCGCCTACTTTTCTCGGGGGAGCACTTCCAGGAACCAGTAGCTCCTTACCGTGTTCGTCGAGCACTGTATCAACCCATCGGATCTTTCTGGTAGACAACATGGACCTCTTCGGCTTCTTGACGTCCAGAATGTCGCCAGGCTCATATTGCTTGCCCGCATAAACCATGGCCTTCAGTACTTGGTAAGGCATAATGACCTTTCAGGAAGTTCGAACGAAAATTACGATGCGTTGATCAACAAAATGCCGCTTGCCGAAGAAGTGACCTTCGCCTCAAACGCGGCTTCGGCTTTGAGCCACTCGCCTTCCGGATCGTTACTTGTCCAACGCTTGATAAGTGCTCCACCTTCGCTTGCTGCGTCGTATTCTTTCCAGGAGAACGTGTACATCGCGCTGGGATTGTACTTCGATGCTTCTGGCGCGACGTAGCCGATCCACATGAAGTTCCCGCCCATGTTCGCCATGACCGCAGTATCGCCAGCAGCAGCGGTGTTGCGGACTGAATCAGCGACAAGATACTGCTCGACACCGAAAGCGCGTGCAAGAAGCGCGTTCTGAACAATCGCCTCTTGTGTGTATTTGATCTTGTCGAGTGTGTCGTCATGCTCTTTGAGGTAATCGTCGACCTGGCCACCAACGACGATTGTGTTCGGGTAGAACCCACCGGCTTGTTTTTGGCAAGTGCGGGAGTACGTTCGAACGGTCTGAAACGGAACCGATGAGGAGTCGCTAAACCAAACAAAGTCGGAGCCCGAAGCGGCTCCAGTGTAGGTTGTGTCCCAATTCGCCGCAGTGAACAGCTTCGAGACAACCTCATGATCCCGTCTCAACAAGATCTGCTGAGTCAGGAACTTGGTGGTTGCTTCGTCGATGTCAACGTCCCCGTCGGTGCGGTCTTTGGCCAAGATCAATTTCTTGAGCGGCCACTCTTCGCACGTATAGGTTTCATTCGACATCGTGAAGGTTGCTTCCGGCGCAGGCGCGTATCGATTTGTTTTCACGGTCTGCATTCGAAGGAAGTCGGCGGCCGCCCATGTTGGGTACTTGTCGCTCGACTTGTCGACACCGTAAATCGGTGAAACCTTATCGGCGATGAATCGTTCTTGATCTTGAACGTAGCCGATTGAAATGTCCGTGAGCAGCTTGTCGACATGAACTGAAGATCCGAGAGGTCCTGGCATTTTGAATACTCCTTAGCGACCTACGCCGCTACAGTGCAAAGATTAAAGCTCAATCTCATTGATAACCGCACTCAAAATGTTTGAGCAGGAAAGCGCCGGTTTGAGCAACATTGGCTTGCAAGAAGAAAATGCAAGGATGGACTTGATCGCCCAAATCGAAAGTGAAGGCAGCGGTTGCCGTAGGAGCAGCGAGAGTGCCTGGGGTCGTAACGTCATGTTGAAGCGTACAGACACCGGCGGCACTTACGAGCACTTTGATTGTCAACGCTGTTGCGTCGGCGATCGTGTCTGTCGTGTCCGTGTTGTCGGTTGCGGCATTGTTCAAAGTGTTTCGGACTTTGAGTGCCATCGGAGAAGCGGCGGTGTTCGCCCCGAGCCCGAAGACGTCGGTGTAATCCTCGAACGCCGCCTCGTAAAGCTGGGCTTTCTTGAACCCGACAAACAGATCATCTGTCCCGTTGGCGAGTGTCATCAAGATTTTCGCTTGCATGTAGAAGGCGTTGTCCTGCCCGATAACAAACGGGCGGCCCGATGCTTCTCGCCAGTTGGAATAATATTCGAAACCGTCGTTGTCGGTTTGATCGCCACCAATATCAATCCCGCCGACTGCTCCGACAGGCCCCAGAATAGTTTGGGTTCCATGAGCGATGTACCCTAACCGGTTCCCGCTTGCGAGTTGAGCGATGTGATACGCGCCGGTGGTTCCAGGGGCGACAGTGAAGTCGTTCTCGGACAAAACCGGGTCGGTTGTCGCAAGATAATCGTCGAACGTTTCGTAGAGCACCTTGGCGTTGGCTGGCGTCACAACGGACGAGGCCGGGTTCAGGAACATCGGGATCCGTTGGCCCGCCGTGCCTGCACTAAGAGCGGTTCCAGCAACGAACTCTTGAGTGTCGGACTGTGTAACAAATGCGGAATTTGCATCGACGACAAGAGCGGCGTTCTGTAGGACGGTTCCACCGAGAACAACCTGGACGATTCCCTGAATCGCTACGGCAGCGGCAATCCCGCTTGCATCCGGAGCGTCCTGCAAAACTCCGAGAAGGTGCTCGCCTGCGGAGCTGCACTTGACGATCAGGTCGGACGAGAGTTTAACCGCCTTGTATTGGTAGGATGAGAGATCCTCTCCGGCTACTGCACCGGGGACAAGTCGGACATCAGATTCGAAAGCTGTAATTGCCATGGGTTTAGTTCCTCAGTTTGAAGAATAGTCTCTTGCTTTGTGCTTTTCGTTCGCGTCCTCTTACAGCTCGCGGCTCTCTTCCCTGTATTTCTTGTACAGCTCTGGATTCTCTTTCGTTGCCTTGGCGTTGGCCTGTGCACCAGTCAGCTTCGGGTCTGCTTCCCTCAAGCTCTTGCCGATTGCCACAATCTGTGCCTCGGCACTGTTCTCTGCGTCGCCTCCTGCGTTTCCTTCGTCAGTGAACAGAGTGCTTCCCTTCACAACTTCATTGGCGTTGGAGAGCAATTTCTCGATCGTCCCGTACTCTTCTTTTGTCAACGACTCGTCGGCCGCACGAAGAGTTTTTGCTATCTCAGTTTGCGACTTGCCGGCGAGGAATTGCAGTCTCCCGGCCTTCTCTTGGAACTTCGCAACTGCGTCCCTCTCCTCGATGTCATCAAGGCGTTTTTTCAACTCCTTCGCCTCTCCAACCTGTTTTCGGATCTCCTCCGGAAGATCTGAAATCATCTTCTTGATCTTCTCTTGCTCCTCCAACGTGGGATCTGGTGGCGGCGCGTTCGGATCTACCGGAGGCACAACCGGATCAACCGGTGGGTCCGCAGGATCGGCCGGTGGCTGAACGGGCTCAGCCTTGGCTGTTGCGATTGCCTCAAGAATTGCTTTTTGTTCGTCTTCGGAAAGCTTGGCGAGAACTTCGTCGAGAGTAGGCATTGATATTCCCTTTCCGAATATTTTCCGGAGTTTGGAAAGGAACCACGAGGCGTCAGCTTTGCGGTTCGGTTGATCTTTCTTTTTGGCGAGAACAATCTTCGGCTTCACGTCCTCGTTTCCGCTCGCGCCCTCATCGACAATTGACACCTCGTCAACGTCAAGTTCGGTCAGACTGTACACGTCGCGGCCGTTGCGTTTTCCGCAGAGCACGCGCTTACCATAACCGTGCAGTGATAACTCAGGGCGTTCACCGGCATTGTAACGTTCGACCGCTCCTTTGTCTTGGAGCTGCAGACTTACGATCCATCCTTCTGTTTTTGATTCGCCAAGGCCAAGAGCTTCTGCTTTCTCTTTGCTCAACACAAGCGACTCAACAACATCGCCGACGCGTTGCCCGTGCATCTCTCCGGCCTTGCCTTGGCCACCCGCAGCAACGAGCGCATGGCCCGCCTTCTCAAGCTCGGACGGAAGAATCACATCATCGTGATAATCGACAACATGCTTATCCTCGAAAGAGGATATGGCAGCCCATCCTGTGATGGTATTTTCGTCTTCGTTGAATTTTGCAATCGGTAGTCGGAAGTTAAATTCAGTGGGCATACTTGTTTTGTCTTTTGCGTTTGATAGGCACGTAAGACAGAAGGCCACTTATATTTTTCAGATTGCTCAGTTTCCTACGATATTGTCAATGTGTTTTTGACGATGGGTTATTTTCCGTCTTGCATCGACTGCAAACAATCATCCACGGCCTTGTCAGGTAAATTGCGAAAAGCTTGTTACACTTAGAACATCGCGGCTTTTCGTCTAACTCGTGAGTCCCATGCACGTTTCTAAGTCGCGGCGCAGTATTTTGTAATTCATCCCAACCTTGACTCCTGGAAGCTTCCCATTTCGGATCGCTCTCATGATTGTGCTCTTTGGAACTTTCAACCATCTTGCCGCCTCCTCTGCGTCCATAACGGACGGAAAACCATCATCGTCTAACAGTGAATCGTCGATCGGATCTTCTATCGGTGGTTCAGGTACGGGCGGCACTACCGTTTCAGGTGTCTCTACCGTTGGCCCGAGTGGCCCATCTCCGAACACATCGTCGCCTCCGGAGGGAAGTAGATCGTCATCATCGCCGCGTTGTTCGAGACCGAGCTTCTCTCGGATCTTAGATTCGTCGGATGCCGTTGGGACAATGAGCCCACCAGTTGCGGCCGCCGCGAACCCAGTGATCCACTCCGTGATGTTTTCCTTCTCGACGTCGCCATGAGATAACGTCGGCCATAAATGTCGAGGTATCTTGTTTAGGATACACCACCTTGCAATCGTCGATATGTTCAGTGTCTCGGTCATGATATCCATCATGCCACCGAGAGCAACCGATGCCAGTTGAGTCTTGTCCGAAGAAAGAGATCTTGATCCGTTTTCCATTGCACCGAGCAAAGCGAATTCCCACAGCAAGGAAATCAATTCATCAACTCTGTCGCGAGTGATCGACTTGTCGATATCAATCGCTCTGGACCCACCGCTTGACATCAATCGAAATTTGTAGCCCGTGGGTTCGCCGTCGGGGCCAATCTCGCAAGGGATAACCAAGCCCTCCAATTGATCGCGCTTTACCTTGCGGACGATGTTGAACATCAGATTGCGGATCGCTACTTCATCAGCTGTTGCGCCCGGTCCTAGAATTGCAACCGGGACCTCCATCACCGGGTAGCCTGCTAGATCTCTCGCGATACCGGTTCCTTCAATCTCCTCTTTCATGGTCTTGAGATAGTACGGCCGATAAGCGTTTCTTAAACCGCTCCGACCTTCGGGACTGCCGCCGGCGGGTTCGAAACGTAGATGCGCCATTCTGGAAAGCGGGAGATAGGTGCGCTTGTAGTTTGGAGGAGATCGCTGGTAGCACCCGAGCAAAGTCTTGCCGTCCTCGGAATACTTCCACCCCTCAATCGTGTCTTGCTTTCGTATTTCGAGAGATCGCCAACCATAGAGCCCGTCGTTGTACTGGCTGTTGAATAACGCGCTTGGATTGTCACCACGTCGGATCTTGTTCTTCTCCCACAACAAACAGAATCCGTATTGCCCCACTGTGAACATATCATCGACGGTCTGACGCCACGGCGTTTCCATGTCATACATGCACTCGTCGAGCTTATCGCCCCAGTAGTGCGCTTCGCTGCTTTCGTTCGCGGGCATGACCGGCCAAGGTGCTTGGCGAATCAACATTCGCATCCCGCGCAATGCCCCACCGAGCAACGGGTCGTTGTCTCCCATCTCCCGGTACACCCTTGCGGCTTTTGTTCCTTTTAGATCTGTATGAAACTCTTCCGAAACAATCCCGCCGAACCTCTTAAACCCTGTGTATCCAACGTCAAGAAGCGCCGGGATGTCATCGTTGGTTTGTTTTGCTTTCGATAACCTGTGTTTCTTGCTCATTGTTTTTTACCCTTTGCCAACACAGCGCGAATTCCACACCGGCACCTGATTACTTCGATTAGTGGTGCGGATGGATCGCCCGGATGTTTCAATTCGTTTCCTAGAGGCGTGATGAAGTTCTCTCCGATATCAACTTCCTGCCCGTCCATTTCCTCGTGGTGCCGTATCCCGCTTCGTCCGTCTTGTTTCGAAAACCATGCAAGACGCTCGACTCCAACGGCCTTGTAGCCTTCGAACGATCCGATGTTTTCTGCTTGAGCAAGTTGCGTTCTTGCGATCGTCATTGCCCGCTTGTTATTCCATGCGTGCGCTATCTTTGCCGGGTCCGACCCATGGAACGCCGTGTGTATTCTAGCGGCCATGTTCGCAGCGGACGGCATCGGTTGCTCTCCGGCTGCGTTTGCGAGAATGCGATTGATTGAATCCTCCGCAAGATCCATCGTTGTTCCGGTGATCAACTTCGCTTGCTTGCGTGCGAACTTCCGCAGCTCATCGCTTACTTTGCTTTTGTGCTTCAGTGAGGTGAGTTGTGTCTTGAGTATTTGAGGATCGATGATTCTCTTGACGCTCTTGATACTACCTATCCGGATGCTCGCCTCTTGCGCCTGTGCAACACCAAAACGACGGAGAAGACCGGCAAGTTCTTTATCGACAGGATCGGCCGCCTTGGATACGCGTGACTTCTTGAGCTTCCAGGTATCGCCCTTCTTTATGATTCGCTTAATCTGTTTGGCTGATTCCTTGCGTGCGCGGCGCAACATCCAAGCTTGGATGGCCTTTGCGAGTAGCTTTGTGCGTCCAGACAACCGGCGTGCTTGCTGTTGGACTTCGCCGCTCATTGATCGCCTTGCTCGAAACCGTTTGTCATGTGCCGATTAACTACGCCACGCAATGGAAACAATCAAGTTAGGCCAAGAACACCTCGAACAACTGCGCCGAAAAGTATATCCTTCACCTTTTGCCTGACCGGCAGTTCGTCGAATGGAACCATGCACGGGTGTTCCTTTTTCGAAGCGTCCTTCACCGGGCCATAAATCCAACACTCTGCCCTTTTTTTCGCACACCACCCCTCGTGGCTTTCGCTCGCCGAGGTTTCAGGATCTGCCAATATATGTTTTGCTCCGGCAATCGCGGACTCTCTTTGCCACGCAGGAGACTCTTCCCATGTTTTCTGAGTCCAATCACCGAGCCCTTCACAGTATGCCCTGTTCACTTCGTGCGCTGTACGTGCGGCCAACTCGACTATGCTCGTAGTTGATTCATCTTCCACGGTCGTCTCCTATCTTCTTCGCGCCCATGGGTTGGCTATATCCAACATTCCGACTTCCGGATCAATGTTCGTGCTCTTGTGTTTGGTGAGAGGAGTGAGCGCATACCGGATCGCGTCAATGCAGTGATTATTCTTGTCGACGATATCGGGCAACACGTCGCCTGTTTTCTTATCGATCTTGTGAGAATAAAGCGTTGCCTCCTCTTTCGTGTGAACGCAACGAGGATGGATTGTGATTTTAGAATATCCACGAAGGTGAGAGATCCCATCCTCGATACTCCCCGGCCACTTCTTTGTCGCAATGACATTCGGGTAGCCGTGGCTGTTCATGTGGCTAATCGTTTCCGGCCTGGCATTGTCGGCACGTATCACATAGGCCCTCGCCCGCGGCACCTTGTCAAATAGGGCCGGGAGCCTATCGTTGTCGACTCTCAATCCCCATGCCTCGCGCTCAATCCATAGCTCTCTTTTTAGGCTCTCCTGCGCTCCGCTAACCCAGCTCTTGATAAGCGTTGTCGGGTCTGCCGAGAATCCCCAGTCAGCCCCGAGGTATGGGCCGAACCAATCCTCTTGGGGTTCGAAGAAATCAACACACCATTTTCCGTGGAGTATCTGTGCCTCGCTTATCGTCTCAAGCCCGCCGCCCCATACGTGGTCTGCTTCCTCTGGATTTGTTTTATAGAGATGGTCCTTCTCGGCCTTGAGCACATCGGGGAACCATGGGTTGTCCTGCCATCCAACTTTTACGACCGTCGACTCTGGTGGCTCATGAGTGACGAATCGATTGTACGTCGGGTCGGCTGCATAACGCGGGTTGAACGTTACCCATATTTCACTGCCTGGTTTCCTGATTGTCGGGATCAGTGTTTTCCAACTGAATGCAGAAACAGACTCGGCCTCTTCCACCCAAACAATATCGATTCCCTCTTTCGACTTGATCGAGCCTATGTTCATGTGGAGTCCGCTGAATATAATCTCCGAACCCGACGTGCATCGAATGATGTTGTCTGTCGTGTCGAAGTATTCAGAAAATCCCATCTTCTCGATTTGGTCTTGGAGTAGTCTGTGAACTGAATCCTTGATTGAGTTCTGTATCTCTCTTGCGCACAATATTCTGAGTTTACTCTGAAGCGCGAGGATTATCAGAACAATAGCGAACGACCACGACTTAGCTGCGCCGCGTCCACCGTAGAAGACTTTGTATCTCGACTTTTCGAAGAGGGGTTGAAACTTATTTGGTATCTGGACTGTCGGCATTTTCTGGTTTTACAAACTCTATCTTCGTTATAATTGGTCCACCTTTATCTCCGACGATTTCGTTCCGCACTTTCACTCCCCAACGTCCGGGATGTTTTCTCTCTAGCCGCCAAGCCGCTGCCTGCCACGTTCTCCGCGATGCTCTTGCGATTGTTGCGACGTCCAATAACTCGGATTGTCCGATGGCTTTGTTGATAGCGTCAGAAAAAATCAGATACTTTTCCTCCTTCTCGATGGCATTCGACTTCGGGTTTTTACTCAATCGCTCCTTTTCTTTCTTGCCCCTCCTCAACCACTCATAGAATGTTTCCTTTGTTAAACCCGCCGCTGCTGCTGCTGTCTCAACGTATGCCCCAATCAGGATTGACTTCACAATCTCGGCATGGACCTCGGGAGTCAGCTTCTCCGGTCGTCCGAGTACAGGTTGCTTCCATGGCTTTGTGACATCGTGTTTATTTTCAAGCGATTTCTTCGCTTGCTTTTTCTTCGCTGTCTTCTTTTTGGAGGTCGTCTTCTTCTTTGCTTTCTTGACTGCCATCTTCAGTTATCCAATCTCTGACTGTGACCGTGCCACAAGTTATATCGGAAATAGCAATTGCTTGCTTCAGTGTTGCACACCTCCTACCAGTTAGGAGATGTGATAATTGCGAAAGTGTCAAGCAAGCCGATTTTGCGAATCGCGTCTTTGGACCCGGACCTCCGTCGCACGAAATACAATCAATATAGGAACGCAACTTCTTTCGGCCTGTTGTTGTCATGTGGCTAGTTTACATCATGTGCGGTCTAGGTCAATCGGTTTTTCCCGGCCCGTCGTCTGGTGTCTGGATTTGGGCGCGATTTGTATCATTATATACGTGTAGTCCACTGTTTTTAGGCGCTAATTTCAAACTATCTCAAAACCCGAACGATATGGCACCCTTACAACTGTATGATTTGGTCGTATTGTGTGGACAGTTGGCGCTACAAATAAGATAATAATCACATGAACAACAACACAACAGCAGCAACCCTATCCGCACTGCACCGCAGGATCGCGAATGCCCGCGCTAACCGTTACCCCTATGCTTACAGGGGCGCATTTGGAGACGCTATCGAGTTTGCAAAAAAGAGGTATCCAAAAAAATACAGCGCAATAATTATATGTGAGTGCCTCGGGATCAGTACCGACAAGTGAACGTTTCATAAACACAACCAACGCAACGGGGAGGTTGCCTCTTGAGCAACCTCCCCCACCACAACCGTTGAGGAGAG